TTCCAATTCTTCAAGTACAAAGTCGTATACGAATTGCCATTCCTTCTTTTCTGGTATTGTCGGTTCATAATTGTTAGGTTTATTAAATGTTGCATTAAAAGTTTCTACCTCGTCAACAAACGGTACTAAACCGTTAGATTGGGGATCAAATACTTGAAAGTCAAATTTTAATTGTTTACTCATATTGTTTTTAATTTTTCGATTATGTCTATTTCTTCAGTATGTTTAGTATAATATACAACAGCTTTTTTGTTTTTCCTATCTATTCCTATAGCAGTAGAATTTTCTTCTATAGGTAAAAATTCAGTTTTAATATCCCAACTAAGTAGATTTAACTTTTGTTTTTGAATATAAACCCAATTGTTTACAGCAGAATAATTATGTGAGGTTTTTCTTTGAGGATTAGTTACAAAATTTATCTGATTATTTTTCATTGCTTAAATAATCTTGTTTAGAGGGAGCATCAAAATCTTCCCAAGGAAAAACTAACCATTCATCTCCTTCATGTAACTTACTCCATACATTAGGAGTAAAACAAGAAGTATGGGGTTTATGGAATAAAACTGCTGTAAATTGACCAGGCATTTTACTTAATGTTGTACCACTATCACTCATATCATCTATTACTAAAGTATTTCTACCTATAGTTTCAACTAAAGGCATTTGTAATCTATGAGATAATATAACTGCTGGGATTAATCCTCCTCTAGGAATACCATAAATAGAATCTGCTAATGGTACCTCAAAAGGAATTTTCTTAGCTAGATCTTTTATTAAATCCTGCATATCCCACCAACTAACTTGTATTTTACTTTCTGATAGTTTTAACATAATTAAGAAATATGAATTAAACTTGACCATGTTTCATGAGAAACATCAGGACAAAACTTACTATTTGGATGTAGAATAACCGATATGGCATCATGTGAATGTAATGATTCCTGGTGTGAACATATTACTCTAAAATCCTTTATTCTTTTATCTGCAATTAATTGCTCATATAACAATCTAGCAGCATCTTCTACAAATTTAAGATATGAACCATTTAACTCAGCAAATGCCATTTCATCTTCTCTTTTAACTACTACTTGAGTTTCAGTGTTAAGAGCTCTATCACACATTTCCTGTAACTCCTCTATCCAAACCATATCTTCAAATTCAATAGATACTCTTGCTACTGATCTTTGTGAATGTGATACTGTTGCTTTATTTCTATATTTTCTAGCATATTCAGCTAATTCATAAGAACAAGGACAAGCTGATGAATATACAAAATCAAAGTGCATATACTTCTTTAACTCACCTTCATTATTTAAATCACCTTCTAAAGTAACATTATAATATTGATACCCTTCATTATCTGATCTTAGTGATTTTTTAATAATAGGATAAGAGAATTTAAGTGCTATTTTAGAATCAAATGTTTTTAATTTATCTTGATATGCATTTAATATTTCTGGTAATTTGTCAATACTAAAAACATGGTTTTTATACTCATAAAAAGATCTCATAATACGAGACATATTAATACCCTTTTTATGTGCCTCTAAAGATACAGTACCGGTTACTTTAGTTTCTAATTCTATATTACCATTATCTCTTGTGCTATACTTTAGTGGTAATCTAAAATTATGAATACCTACTTGTTGTATTTCAACAGGTGATCCTTGAATTAAAGATGAAGGGCCATTTTGTAAATCAGGAAATGTTTCAATATCACTTTTATCTGGTTTATAATTAGAATCATAATCTCTATCTGGTTCATTATACTTAACCGAATGTTGATTAGGTTCTGGTTCTTTGTAGGAATCTACATCTCCTACCCATTCATACTTTTTTTCAAATTTACTCATTATTTAAATACTCTTTTAATTTATCTATTAATACTAATACTTCATCTGGTTCCATCGTTATGGCACAGCAGACATTTACGTTTTCTTCTATTTCTTCTAAAATTTCTAACGCCTCTTCCCTAGACACATCTTTCAGTGTTAAATGCCATAATATGAGAACGTCCAGTAAAACGCCATCCTCTATCTCTGACAAAATTCATAACTACAGGATAAGATTCCATTAATGATTCTCTATCATCACCAGCAGGCATAGCCCAAACTTTTTCATTTGGTATATTACATTCCTTTAGAAAATCTTCCACTTCAGGAACCATAGATAATTTGTTATCTATAACTGGTTTAATATGATAATCATCATGGTATTCAATAGATTGTTTTATTGCTTCAATATTTAATCTTTTTGAATTATGTTTCTTAACCATTTTTTCATCTACAATAGCACCTTGTGGTGTTACTGCCCCAATAACCGGAACACTATTGCTAAACTTAGGACTGATAGATAACAGATTAATAGGATAATCCGTTGGTAAAAAGTGGCTTCCCTCGGTTTCAATAGTGATAAAAATTTCTCTTTCATTTGCAAAGTGTGTTAATTCATTTACTAGTGCTGGGTGCATAGTTGGAGAGCCCCCTGTTAGCATCATCTCTTTAATATGAGGATGAGCATCATACATGTCTATAATATCTTGAAAGCAGAAAGTACCTTTTTCAGGATGAATACTTGTATACCAAGAATCACACCATCCTCCTTCTCCAAAATAGCATCTATGGGTACAACCAGATGTTCTAACTACTATAGTAGGAAATCCTTGACGACTACCCTCTGATTGTACTGCAGTATATAATTCTAATACCCCAAGGGTTTTTTGGTAATCTTCAATTCTTTTTAATTGTTTGTGCATATTGTTAATTTTTTAAAGTGGTTTTTCATTCACTAATAACCTTTTATTCGCTAAAACAAGCTGCATTTTTGCCATGTTCCATAAACTTAACTTTAGTAACTCTAACTCTACCATCAGTTTCAGTATGAACAAACTCATTAAGCTTATTATAAATATATTCAGCAAATTTCTCCGCGCCAGTAGCTGGTATTACTCTTACTTGAGCCACACCTGCTTCTTCCATTTGTTTAAATGCTTCAATAAATGGATCATCTTGAGCAACTATTAAAGTATGATCAAACATATAATCCATCCAAGCTTTAGGAGACTTACCATCTATTTTAGTTTTGGCTCTTTTCATTCCACCAAAATCCCATACCCAGTTTCTATGATCTAATTCTCCTTCAAAATAAACTTTAAAAGAAATACCATAACCATGTACAAATCTACAGTGTGTTTCTTTTGCTTTCCATTGACGAAACACTGTACTAAATCCGTCAAATACTTTACTTGATTGAAATTTACCCATGATATAAACTTAATATTTTTTCAGCGGTTTGTAAACCAATTAATCTATTTTTTTCTATACCGTTTTCTACTAAAATTAAAGTAGGAACGTTTCTAACATTATATTTTGCAGACTGAACTTGGTCATTATCTACATTAATTTTTTCTATGTTAATAGTAGAACTTAAACTATCCACTATTGGACCTAAAGTTTTACAAGGTGAACACCAAGGAGCACTAAAATAAAGTATTTTTTTCATTTATTATTTTTTTAAATTAAACTAATTCTTCAACTATACCTATAACTTCCGATAATATAAGAACCCCTACTGCAAAAGGCACGGAATATAATAAAAGCCCATAACCAGCTAATCTAATTCCTGATTTAATAAAACTTATTCTTTGGTGCCATTTTTGATTAGGCATATATTCTAAATTATCTCTATCTCTTTTGATACCATTAACGTCTATCATTTTTTTCTTTTTTTAAATTATTTTTATAATCAACAAAAAATCCTATACCAACTATAATATTCATACCTATTGAAGAAAATATTTCTACCAGATCATGAAAATTATGTATTGATAAATGAACATGTCCTACTATCCAAAAAGGTATAGCTAAATTTTGGCTAATCCAAACTAATAAAAATTCTATAAATTTTTTCATATACCTAACTTTGAACCCAAGAAAAGTAAACCTAAAATAACAATAGCAATTACACAAGCACTAACCATACTAATGCCAATTGTTAATTGAATCATATTAATCAAGTTTTTTCTTTCTTTCTTTTTCATTTTTTAATTTTGCTACCCAGGCAGGACTCGAACCTGCGACCTCTCTGACCTCTTTGCTTTTCACGATCGATTGTATTACGAGTTTCACTTTTACGTACAAGTTACTTCTCCGCGCCGAGTTAAGCCAAAGCGAGCTTCCTACTGCTCCACTGG